TCAGGATACGGCAGTAGGCTCCCCCTGAGATAGGGTGTACTGCCGCTTGAATAGTTCGAACTTCAGCGGGTCATCGCCAATCTCTGCGATTGCATCCTGAGCTGCGGCAGTGTCGTACTGCACTAGCTCAAGGAGTTCGAGGCGGAGCTTTTGTTGGTCGGTCAGCGATGTTTGCAGGTTCAGGTCGGACATTTTTAGTCTCCTGTTATCATTATCGAGCACCCCTTGAGATGCTCTGTAATGACTACTTGCCTTCAGTTGACTCATCCCATTCGTCGCGGAACTTAGATGGGTTATCAAATCCTTGAGACGCTTTGCATTGACTCATGCTAATTCTCCACCGGCCTTCAGCTTGGTGAGGATGCTGTTAACCTTTGTCACAATGGTGTTGATTGAGGTCTGCGCTCCGGCAATATCTGCAACCGTCTGAGCAGGGATGGTTGTCTCTGCTGCCTGCTGCAGTACACCACCACGCTCTGCTGAGGTTGGCGTCTTGTTGCCCGCCATCGCTGTTGTTGCCGTAGTGCCGATAGTCGGTGCGAACGTTGTTGGCTTTCCGGTGATGCTCGCCCATGTTGCGGCGGCACCGGCTGCACTGTACTGCGCTTCGAACTTGGTCTTGCTCATGTAGAGCAATTCACCTGATGCGCTGGTAAACAGGTATCCACCGACTACCGGGCGGAAGATGCCCATGAATTGAGATGAGAGATATTGCTCATCAAAGTCACCATCAAAGCTGGCGTAGGCGTAACCGTCTACTGTCTGCCTGATTGACTTAATGGGTAGCGCATAAACAAAGTTGTTGTCCGTGTCGCTGTAGGTAGGCCATTGGCGTTTCATGTTTTCCCCTGGTTACTTCATCAGTGTGTATTGCTTGGAGAAGTCTTTGGCATCCATGTAAATCGGATCGCCATCAATCAGCTCGACGTAGTACCCGCCCTTTTTAGGCTGATACTTACTCATGTACTCACCTGACACCTGAAACTCAGGGTAGAAATCATCTTCAGGCACAATGTAGCCAGCGCCATCTACATCCTGACGCACTTCTTTGATTTTGAGTGCCAGCGCCTGGTTGTCTTTACCCTGGTAGCGAGGCAGTTGGTTGCGTTTAAGCGACATGGTTATTTCCTCTTGAGGATTTACTTTCTGAGGCTGTTCTTTACTTCGGTAATGATCTGCTGCTGCATCCTGCTTAATTCGTTGCGGTGCCGCTTCTCCTGCCGCTGGTGAATCCAGAAGCCTATCCACGTCATTACCAGTGCGCCTATGCAGGCACCGGAGAGGATGTTGTAAATTGAGTACCCACTCATTGGGTCACCGTTCCGCAGTTAGCTTTCCACGTCTTGTTGTGAGCAAAGATGGCGCGCTTTGTCCGGCCATCCATCGTCATAATGTCGGCTTCTGTAACCAGAATCGGCTTCACCCAGGTGCAGGCGGTATCGACTACCTCAACCCTTGTTGATCCATTCTCTGCGCAGCTCGTCATCAACATCACCATCAGACATGCGGGTAACAGTGCTTTGAACATCGGATGCCTCTTTGGCGGTTTCGGTCTGGCGGGTAGCGACTGCCTGCTCTGCCGCGATGGCGGATTCCGTTTCTCGCTCAGTCGCTGAGGCTTCTGCTTTCGCCTTGCCTTTAGAGTGACCAATGCCGAATGCGCCAGCCACCGCAGCGATGATTACGCCCACTACAGTCAGCAGCAGCTGAATGGTCGTCATGGCTTACTCTCCGTATCAAAACCAGCATCGATTTTCTTATCCTGCGTGTCTTTGTCGGTTGCGATCTTCTTTGCCCCGATATAACCCGCAGTGGCGAAACCAAAGAACAGCCCGAATGTGACATCAGATAATGTCCCCTTGTAGGCCTGCCAACCGACGACACCACAACACACCAGGAAGGCGAGAGCGGCTTGCGTCCGGCTTAAGGAGATGTTGCCAGAGCTACCCCGAAGAACGCTGAACACGTCCATCAGATGAGGCCCTTGTAGATATCGTAGGTGCCGGTGCGCATCACATCAGAGTGACGTTTAGCGCGATTTGGTGTCTGCTTAGCCCAAAGGCTGTTCAGCATGCCAGTGGCCGCAGAGTTGAAATCACCCTTTGCGATCATGCCGAGCGTGTTCTTGAATCCAGCCAGGCCATCAACGCCCATCTGATAGGCCATGCTGATGAGAATGTCGCGACGAGGTGGATTGCACTGGTCTAATGCGGCTTTGATGATTGGACGCTGATTCATCTCATTCAGCTTCTGCTGCACCAGAACCTCTTTCCAGAGATCACCAACTACGCGCGGCACAGTGAATTGATAGTTTGAAATGCTCGCACCTTGCGGCCCTATGAGGATGCCGCCGGCAACAGTAGGAAAGCCTCGCGAGTCAAGGTATGGCTTTTCGCGGTACCCTTCCTCGTAATTAAGGATCGGGATGATTTTGTTGTCTGTCATTTGCCCTCATCCTCCTTCACTACCTGCTTGACCTGTGCGGCAGTCTTGTTGGCTGTGCGATCTGGTAATGAACTCATCTGCTGCTGAAGGGATGCCACCTGATTAGCCAGGCTGGCAACCTTTGCATCGCGGCGCTCGGCAACCTTGCGGTAATCATTGCGGATGTTTTCAATCTGGCGGTTTGCATCATTTGTCACGTAAACAAACAGGCAGGTCATTGCAATGCAGATGAGTGTCATCATGGTGAGAACGCAGCCGACTATCAGGCTACGTTTGTGATTATATTTAGCGCTGTTCGTCATCGCTGTGGGTCTCCATTTTCGCAATCAGCCGGTCTATCTCGGTTCTGAATCGCTCATTTCCGACAGCGGTACTGGCCTCAGACATCGCAAGGAGGATGCTCAGGGCGTTTTTAATCAGCTTCAGGTCAGTCTCAAGAGTTGATATACGACGCAAGTTACGGTCATGACGCTCCCGCAACTCGTCGTTTTCTTCGCGGAGAATGGCGTTGCTCTCTTTCAGCAACTGCACCTGCTCTTTGTAATTGGAGATTATCTCTCCGCCAGCGCGATTACTTATGCCAAGAGAGACAAGGCTGGCCGCTAATGGTTTCCAGAGAACTGCCACTGCGCCGCCGCCAAATAAGAGGCCGAGCACGCCTGTGATTATGCTGCTTTCACCCATGAGCTACCCCGCGGGCTACTGTTTGTGTATTTGTCATGGCCGTCTCCGGCGTAGCCCGGATATTCCGGCTTCATGCTGTGAGAATAAAAAGCACCCGAGTGAAAAGACACAGGAAGAACTCAGAGGGAAATCCTTGGGCGCTGAAACGAAAAAAGGCCGCTCTAATGGCGACCCTTTGAAATAGTTTAGTGGTGTTACTTATCCGCTACAGGGTATGCGCTGAATCTTATCCCCTGTGGGGTATAGAAATAAAAAACGCCCTCGCAGTTGGTGAGACCGCAGGGCGCTTTGACTATCACAAATCGATGGAACTGACTGGATTTAAGTGCCGCAGCATCCTTAAGAACACTTACGGCAGCTTATATCCAAATGATTGCTCATTTGCTCATTAATGTCAACGCGTTCTAAGCAACTTTCTTAACTTTCTCCACCTTCTTCCGCTCATTCATCGCTTTTAGAAGCGGAAAATAGATCATGTACTGACTCGCAGACAGGATCTCCTTCACTTCGCGGCGGCATGTTGCCAGTGATGGATGCTTGAGACGGTTACCTCCACGCGTCGCTATTTTGCGGGGACTTGCGACCTTGTGGCTATATACTGCAATGGCGTATTCAGTTGAGCCGTGAGCGTAGTAACTGAGCAGGATGCCAAATGCTTTTTTATCGATGAACATGACGGAGTCCACGACCTGAGAAATCAAGAGTCCGTCATCATCATTGCACATTGGCCGGTATGAATACGATTGCGGCTCAACAGTCGCCATGTATTGCGCTATGACACTGCTCTGGCGCTTTTCCAGCCTCCCTGAGTAAACCCACGCACCCCAAAGCTCCAGCCAGTTATTCAGCCAGTCGTGCTGCTCTTTAGTCAGGTTAAGCTCGCGTACTGGCATTGGTCACCCCCATCATTTTCGCCATGTTATGAATGATCCGGTAATCCACTGCAAATCCGTCGCGCCTTTTGTAGATGCGGAGTTTCTGCCACTTCTCTCTGAGGTATTCGGTCATGCTGCACGCTCCTGCATGTACTTCTCGAACCAGAACACAATCGGGGATGCGGTGACCTTCACTTGCCCGAATCTTTCAGCGGTGCGGAAGTTGACGCTGTATTGCCTGGCTCGCTCAGCTTGCTCGGCTATCTGCTCTCTGAACACCTCAAGACTGAAAGTCGCCTTGAACAGGTTGCAGGGCGCGCATGCTGGAAAGAGATTTTCCATGACGTCATTTTCTGGCCGCCAGTGTTCTCCCGTGGATATTGTCCGGCGTGTTCCATCCTGACGGCGCGGGCCAAATTCCCACTTGCGTAACGCTGCCTCTACGTGGTCGGCGTGCCAGCCTTTTTCAGGTAAATCACAACCGCAATATGCGCATTGACCACCGAACTTCATGCGGAGAATGCTGCGTTGTTTTGGAGTTAGCTTCATAGAACCTCCATCTCTGTGATGATGATTTCCAGCCTGCCGCCCTTCACCACCTCACAGCGAACCATGCGCACGTCATCAATCAGGCTGTCGTCAGCTATAACGCCCGCTTGGGTGAGTGAGTCGAGGGGTGCTTTGAATAGGTTGTCCAGGTCACGCCGTGCGCGTGTAGGTGGATATGCGAGGATTTTTACTTTCAGCCTGCCGGCCAGTTGGTATTGCTGATTTGCTTCGGTGATTTGTCTGGTTACTGCGGTGGTATATTCCCTGCCTTTCTTACTTTTGATTTTCCTGCCGCGAAATACTGAGAAGAGGTGATTATTTCCGGGCGGCCACGGCAGCTTTATTCGGTATTCATTCATCGCCTCACCTTCCCTTCTCTAAGCAGCGCGTCCTGCGTGCGTATGACGCCTTCAAGGTGGGCTATGCGCGCCTCGGTGACATCACAGCGACGTGTGCGCCGATCAATCTCATCGTGACAACCTGAGCAGGCCCATGCGCCAAACAGGTCATCAGGCTTCATACCGGTTCCGCAGATACCAACCATGCGGTAATGAGCGAGTACGACTGTTTCAGGATTGCCATTGCATATTCCCGGCAGCCTGACCTGGCATTCCCTGCCCCGCGCCTCGTTGCGTAATTTACTCATGGCTCTCTCCGCACATCCGGTAATTGGGATCTTGCATCAGGTTTATTTCGCAGCTTGTGCAGCAATAAACCACCGACTCTGGCAGCGCCGCAGAACAGAAAGCGCACACAGAAGCACACTGCTCGCCATCGCCAGTAGGCTGACTTGATTGGATTATCTCGCTCATGGTTCTCCCATTCGATATCGCACTCGCACTGCTCGCAGCTAATGGAGTAGTGATACTTGTCTTCTGAGGTGAGTGTTATGTGACAGCGGCAGCAGCGTTCACGCATTCTTTAACCTCCCGAAGCCTAGTGTGACGTTGAAATGCTCAGCCGCTTCGAATACGAAACCATGCGCATTTCGCCCCCACTGAAGACGCCTGAAATCACTCTCTCGCTTTTTAGCAATGGCATCTGCTTGCTTGCGGCTAACTTTGATGACGTTGAAATCTGAGTCTGTACATGGCTGCCCATCAATACGTAATTGCTTGAGTTGCATCTTCAGCTCCACATTGGGTTTTTATACTGCCTGCTCGGTATTGGCTCGTTCCGGAACTCAGGCAGCAGCGCGCTGACCAGCCAGAGGCGAGGGTCGGTTGCGAGTGTCTTCTGAGTTTTTATGTTGCGAGAGGCGTAGCGGGAAAGTAGTTCGTTAGCGGTTTCAGTGTCTACAGGGTCGTGGCAGAACCAGGTTTCACGCATGGCTGCTCCCCTCGGTTACATACTCAGGCCAGTGCTTTCTCAGCACATCAACGGGCACCCTGAGCTTTAAGCCGATCGAATAAGCCTTCACCTTTACAGCTGGCACCGTTTTGTTTATCGCTGCCGCCATGACGGGTACTGGCACTTTTCCTGCTACGCGTTCGATATACGCCAAGTCTTTATCTGACCATGCTTTCTTAGGCATTTTGTTTATCCTTCAGTTTCTGGTACTCAGAATCAGCGGGGATAGTCAGCCTGCAGCCAACGTTAAGCGCCCAGCCTTCAACCTGAGTCAGATAGTGGTGCATGTCGGCAGTGTCGAGATTCGACGTGTGCCGCAGCGTCTGGATTTGGGTTCTGTCACCGGTTATCACATCGACCATTTCCCGCGCCTCATATCCGAGATAGGTGTGCTTCATTGCATCCTTCACCCATTCAGGCGTAGCAAAGGCTTTGCCGCGCTTAATGAGGTAAGCGCTCAGCTCTGCGTACCACATGTGCTGAAGGGAGTTCTGAGGGATGCTGCGTTGGTCACGCCATTCGGAAAGTTTGATGCGGTATTTCTTGTCGGAAGAAACGAGGTCGAAAATGAGTCTGGTGAATTGCCCGAGAGTTGATTTGTGCAAACAGAAGTCCTGCACTGTTACCTCCCTTCGAGTGTCTCCACGTAGTCGTAGAGGTTGTCAGCTGCTGCGCTTAACAGCAGATCGATGCTCTGCTGACTGTGGCCGCCTTCACGAATCATCTTCAGGGCAGTCACTATGGCTGAGTGTGTATCTCTGAGAGGTTTGTGCTCAGAGCGCTTTAAGGGGATTACGTTGTTCATGAGCCCTCCTGCTTGCTTCGTGCTAACCATGCCATGCGAGCAATATCTCTCACTAGCTCTTGCTCAATCATTCGGATGCCCACCTTTATCATCACGGGCCTTTGTACTTCGCTAAACCAAGCCTCAAACCGCGCCCTTTCCAGCTCATCGTTGTTTGTCATGCTTAAGCTCCTGTCACCGCGCCGCAGCGCTGGCAATAGCAATCACCAGGAATAAGATAATCAATATGCGATTCATTAATCTCTGGAGCGTCAACCGGAAATACAGGGATCATTCTTTGACCCGCCTTACCGAGGCTGAATGTTAAGAAGCCAATCCTTTCCCACCTATGCCCGAAGATTAGCCCTATGATGCCGGTGCACTTAGTTTCCATCTCACCGCTCTCCGTTCTGATTGGTGGGCTGTAATTTGCGCTGTAAGATCCACGCTTTCCACATACCGTTGTAGTCCCTCCCTGAAAGGGTTGAGTTTCGGTATCCGTCTTCCGTTCTTAACCCTTCAAGGGTTGCTTTGGAAATCCATAACTCTTCCATCACTGAAATCTCAAAATTTTCACGCTCAAGACTCAAATCTGATTGCACCTCCTGCCGCTGCTGCTCCGGGATGATGCGGTAGGCGATGATGTCAGCGCTGGCGTAAAACGACCGGGAATCGTGATGCCATCTGTGGATTCCGGCTGGATGATAGTCTTCTGACGTTTCGCCATTTCGGAACTTAACTGAAACTCCTGTCTCTCCACTTACCGGGCACTCACCGCCACCCCACTCAATCCACTCCCCCTCACCCCGCTGCTGCTGCCCAAACTCTTCCCTTCGATAGGCCTCGAGGGCTTCAAAGTTGTAGCCACCGATGGAATCAATGTGAGCAGATAGTGCGGCCAAGCCGTCCCGAAGAGTCACTTTTTCCTTTTGCTCCTGCTGCTCCAGTATGGGGAGTGCAATCTCAAGGGCTTGTCGTGATGCCCGCCATGCTTTCCACATATCAGCCCATATTCCTGCAACTGCCGCAAATCCGAGTCCACGCTCTCGCAATTCAATTTCAACCCCCTTAAACCACTCTTCAAACTGCTCTTTGGACTTCTCAGCTGTTAGCTTGTTCATTGGTTACTCCTGTTTTCGAGGCGATAAAATTCAGTAGCTCATCGTCACGGCCGACGCTTAGCCATGACTTGTCAGCGCTGAATTTCCCTCGCTTGCGCTCGTGAATCAGGTCGCCGATGTCACGAATGGTTTCGGGGATTCCCTGCATGAAAACCGCCGGGATAAACATGAAAATAATCAGAACCGCTTTCAGCCAAAATGAGCAAAAATACTGCGCTTCAAAGATGCGACTCTCTGGCAGCCAGTAGTATTCTATTTTGGCGCCGAATTTCTGCTTTCTATTCGGGATCAGTTTGTTGTGTTGTCTGCGCGTGACCGGCACTCGGATAAATCCCTTTTCGCGCGGATTGATGTATACGTAGCTCATATCAAAATCCTCCCCGTTTCTGCCCTTTGTCTTCCTGCTCAAACTCAGCATCAACAATCGTGTCGTGTGCCTCACGTGCCAGCATGTCGATAGCGTGCAGGCGGTCCCGGAACTGCTCCGGCGTCAGGTCGCGCGCCTTAGCCAGGTCGATGATTGCCAGCGTCATGTTGCGGGCCTGACGCATCAGCGGTGGTGTGATTACCAGTTGAGTTACCTGTGTCATGCCGCCCTCCCGGCCGATGTCCACTTTCCGGATGCAAACATAAGCGCGTAGCGAACGTGAGCCTGAGCGCTCCGCATATGGAGGTCTTCCAGCTTGCTGAGGTCGATGAATACCGGGCCTCTGTACTGTGGTCGGTCTGAGCAGAGGTATGCGGCAATTACTTCTGAATCTTCATAGGTTAAATTCATACGTCAGCCCCTTTGTGGTAGCGGCGTGATTGTTGCTGGGTTTGCTCAGGGCGGGCGCGGCAGAGTTTTGCTGCGGCTTCCTGATCCGTTGGCTGGAAGTGTCCGTTGTTGAAAGCCTGGTAAACGGTTCCGAGCTGTCCGAAGCGGTTCTTTGTGACGATGATTTCTGCATAGTTTGCAGCTGGTGACTCCTCGTCATAGACGGCTTCGCGGTAGAGCATGATGATGCTGTCGGCGTCCTGCTCAATGCTGCCGGAGTCGCGCAGGTCGGCGTTGGTTGGTCGGCGCTGACCTTTTGGGCGCTTCTCAACATCGCGGGATAGCTGGCTGAGTGACATAACCGGCGTCTTCAGGTCTTTTGCAATGCGCTTCAGGCTTCCTGAGATGTGTGCAATGGCGAGGTCGTTACGTTCAGCTTTTGGCTTATCAATCAGCCCGAGGTAATCCACCAGGATGAGTGACAAGGCCGGGTTGTTGCGCTTATGCCGTTCTGAAATGGCGCGGATCTGCTCAACGTTCATCTTGCTGGCATCGACAATCCACACATCCAGATCTAACAGGCGCCCAAGTCCGTTTGTTACCTTCGCCCAGCCTTCATCGTTCATCTTCGCAGGGTTGCGCAGTGCTGAAACTGGCAGGTTTCCCGCACCGGCTATCTGCCGCTCAACGACCTGATTGGCGTCCATCTCCATGCTGAAAATCAGCACGCCTCGTTTCTGATTGCTGCCCGGTAGTTTCTGCCGGCCAACACCTTCAGCTACGGTAAGTGCGAATTCCGTTTTACCCATACCAGGGCGCGCAGCAACGATGACCAGGTCGACGGAGTTGATGCCACCGGTGATATGGTCAAGCTCAGGAATGCCGGTCTTCAGTGTGTCGGACTCTTCACCCTGACGAACGCGCTTCTCAAGCAGCTCCTGATATCCATCCAGAACGTCGCGGATATGCATCGGCCTGATCTCATCACCAGGTCGGTCGATATCGGTGAGTGATGCCATGAACTGGCTGATAGCGTTGAGAGCAATCTCGTGATTGCCAGCTGAAGTGATTTCACGCTTGCCAGCGTCCATAAGCTCAGTGAACCGTCGCACCTTGTGATAGTCGGCAACCACGCGGGCATAGCCTTTCAGGTTTGCTGCTGAAGGGCATTTGCGCATGGTCTCCATGACGTGACCGAAATACTCGTCACCCATGGCTTCGGCAACCATCATCCCGTCAATCAGGCTGCGTTGTTTCGCCTGACGCTTAATCTCGCCAAATGCGCGGCGGTACAGGTCTACGCTAAATGCGCTTTCGTCCAGTGTTGAGATGACGTCGCTGGCATCCGGCGTGTAACCGCCAATCAGCAGGCCGCCAATTACGCTGGCTTCAATGTCAGTGTTAATCATCAGAGTGTTCCCTCACGTACTTTGGTAAGCGTTTTACGCTGAAGCAGGAAATCAAACGTAGCCACCCACGCACGATCGTTGTCGCCGAAGTGGAACGGTCGGGCCTGTTGCATGAAAGCGCTAACGTAAGCGCGGAACCCTTCCTCGTTTGGCGTGGCCAGCGAAGTAATCAGGGTTTTAAGTTTGCGCTTGCGATCGTCGCTCAGCTCAACAGCGTGAGGTAGCTTTTCGCCAGCAAGCTCGTTGTAACTCTGCATGCAGGCTTCGTAGTCAATCCGGATAGCTTTTCGCTTTTCAGGTTTAGTACGGTTGGCGCTTACACCCGAAGGGGGTAAGGGGGTGTTTTCTTTTTTCTTTTGAATAGTTTCTTTTGTGTTTAGCTGAGTTGGCGAATGGTCATTAGCTACTTCAGCTAACCTTTTATTAGCCGACTTGGCTAATGTTTCGCTGTGTTGGCTAATACTGAAGTCCCACTCAGAAACCACCTTGTTTATTCCTATCTGATTGCCGTGAGAAACGATAACGTTCATGGCTATCATCTCGTTTTTCGCAGTGCACACATGGGTGTGGTGAATGCCGGTGATCGCTGCAATCTGGGTGTTGGTGATGCGGTCCAGCTTCTTGCCGAACCCGTAGGTTTTTCTGATTACCGCAAGAACGACTTTAAGCTGGCGGGCTGTTAGGTCGGCTGACATAACGGCTTCCAGTAGTTCGTTAGCGATGCGGGTATATCCATTATCGGTATCAACCACGCGGCGCTCCACGGCCTCTGTGGCAGGCCTGATTGGTGAAACGTTGTTGTAGGCGAGATTACTCATAAAGAACCTCGCCACTGTTTACATATCCAGTTAGTCCTGGCATAATTTCCTCCAGTTATTTGTGTTCGCAAATTGCTATCAGGCGTCGAATGTTCCAGCATTCGGCGCTTTTTCTTTGGTGAGAATGCTTGCCACCTGCCTGGCTAAATGAGCCATCTCGTCATCCACAACACCCCATTCCAGTACAGCAAGAAGCATTGATAGCTTGGGGATCCAGTCTCGTTTCCACCGACTTATCTGAGCTTTATCCACACCGACAGCTTCAGCAGCTTTCTCTGTGCCGATTAAGGCGATCTTGTTAAGCAAGGCGCTTTCAATGCGCAGTGCCTCGTTGCGTTTCTTTGCGCGTTCCATCAGTTAGTATTCCGTTTGTTGGTTAAGTAGTTACGTGACATTGCAATGAGCAAGTCACTTCGGTTTTTGGGGGCCGAAACAGCCTCCGGTCAGATTGATAAAGAGCGGTGTTGCTTAAGAAGCTGCTAAAAGTTCTGCCAGGTCAGGGCGGATCTCGTGAGGTTTAACTTTTCCCTGCGTGGCCTTGGCAATTGCCATCACGTATTTGGCATCAATGCCGCCGCCGTGAAGCCATCGCCAAACAGTTGGCTGCTTTACGCCGCACAGGGCAGCTAACTTCTGCTGGCTGCCAGCGATGTTTACAGCTCGTTGGATAGCTTTGTTGGTCATGTGCAATTCCTTTACGTATTATCACAATGAGAATAATAGCAATGAGTATCGGTGAAAGCAATAGCTTTCCGCATTTGACGCGTAATACGCCTAGCTATAAATTGCCGGGTATGAATAAAACTCTCGCAGAACGATTGGCTACGGCCATGCAAGAACGAGGAATGTCACAGGGAGCTTTAGCTAAAGCGACTGGCGTTGCTCAACCAACGATTTGGCGACTCGTTAAGGGTAAGGCCAATGGAACAACACGCCTTGTGGATATAGCGCGTGCGTTGTCAGTTAGCGTTGAGTGGCTGGCAAATGGTACCGGCCAGATGACGACTGAGGAGAAGATGACTTATCCTCAGCCGCCGTCTAATGAAATGCAGTTGGGTGGTGTTTTCCCGGTACCGATATTTGACAGAGATAATCATCAAACTACTGATTATGTTTACGTACCTGTCTCAGTAGAGAGTGATACATGCCGCGCATTCGTGCTCGAAAGGAACAGCGGTTGTTTCGAGGCGCCTGCGGGTACTGTGGTGGTCGTAGATACAGCTGAGAAGCCTGGTAATGGCGATCTTGTCTATGCTCTGGTTAACGGATCATACTCCGTCTACAAGTTCGTTGATGGTGGCCCAACAGGCTACCTGTCAGTTGATGACGAGCGAGTGCCTTTGGCTCCAGCCTTAGACTCCTCTGTTGTTGGCGTAGTCGTGTTCCTGCTTCGCGATCTAAAACGCAAAAAGTAATCTTCCTCTTTTTTAGGGGGGGTGTATTCAATATACCCTCCTTGCCTATTCCTAAGCAAAGCCGTTGCCATACCCCTCCCATTTTATATAAGATTCAACAATTTAGGTTGATCGCCCCAGTTAACTACTGTTTATCCAAACAGTGTTTTCATAGTGAAACACATCCTTCCATAAATCAAGCTAACGCTTACCATTTTTTTCTTACCGCTCCGAAATCACTCTCAAAATCACCCGAATTACTAATTTTTTTCTTTTGCGCATCATTGGTTTATGCGTTTAGCTATTACTTTTTTACTAATACGTATTGCTATGGATAATACGCAATGCTATTGTTTATCCCATCAGCAGGACGCTGGCAGGCCACAGGGAACGGAGTGGCGGGTTCTTTAACAATAGAGATTGAGACTGATTCGGTCTCACCAAAGTGAAGTTGGCTTTGGGATTGGATGAATGCGCAGGCTGATGCGCAAGTGGAGAACTGATGGGTATCGTGCAGATGACTGGACGAAACAATGTTGAGTAAGCAGCCCTAAAGTCCGGTGGTAGCCCAATAAACAGCAGCCGAAAACTTAGCCCCGGTGAAACTCCGGTGTCAACTAGGTTGCTGATAGTCATGCCGGAGATCAGCGCCGGCCATCCAATCACCTAAGCCAATTACCGGAGGCAACATGAACAACAAGCAACGCAAGAAGCTGCAACGCGCAGTAGAGCATCGGGCCATGAAGCTGCAACAGCAGAGCTTCGAGCGCCGCATCGTCAGCACCTTATCCAGCTGCAACCAGAGAGTAGAGAAAGCAGTTATCTCCCCTTCTCTGCGTGACAGGCATGAGAGCACATCGGTATGTCTGCCGGATGTGGCTATCTATAACGCGGGACACCGCACCGTCCGCAAGGGCGCAACGCATATCTTTAAGTGAGGAAGGAATGCCAAATCACATAACCAATGAGGTGACCGTCATTGGCGGCACCAACAAAGAGCGCGCAGCATTTATTCGCTCAATCACCAATAAGTACGGCCGTATCGACTTCAATAACATCACTCGCATGCCAAAAAGCATGCATATCGATGAAAGTAGTGACGTTGAGATGATGGCTTCGGCAATTGCGGGCAAGCCGATGGCTGATTATTACTTTGGCGATGTTATGACAGTTGCTGAGGCTACAGAACAGCTTCGCCAGCGCGGTTTGAAGGCAAGTCACATCAAAAAGGTGATTCATCAGGGCAATCTTCGTGTGAACAACAAAAGCCGTTACGGATTTTATTCCTGGTACGATTGGTCACGTGAAAAGTGGGGAACCAAATGGAACGCATATGACGTTGAGATGCCGGTTCCAGAGGTGAAAGAGCGCGTTAAGCGCGGGCATCGCCATCGCAAGACCCATGTCTCAGCTTACGCTAAGCGACTTTTCAAAAAGCGTCTCAATCGCCACGCTGAATCAGGCGCTGAATTGCAGATCCGCTTTGATACTGCGTGGGCTAGCCCCGACCCTATTTTTGAGGAAATGGCTAAACGCTTCCCTAACCTTGAGTTCCACATTCGTTATGCAGATGAATATACCGGCTCCAACTGCGGCCAGTATCACATCAAGGGCGACATCACCCACTCAATCGACATTGCGCCAAAGTGGAGTGATCAATCGCCTGATGATAAACGCAAATGGACGGAATTCGCTTTCAAGCTAACCCGACCAAACGTTGACCCAAAAGAATATGGTTACAACGAAAATTGGGAATACATCGAAGATTAGGCTGCCTAACCCGCAGCCTTTTTCATATCTGGAGGCTCCATGATAAGCACTGGTAACTACATATTCATTTGGTTGGTGACTGGTGTGTTGATGGGGCTGGGGTTTATAGCAGGAGGTTGAAGATGAGCAATTTTGAAATACCAGACAGTAACGACCCCGAATGGCAAAGCGAGATGCTGGAAAGACTTTCTGAGTGCATTTCAGATCTTTGGGATGAATTTGACCCTGAAGGACACAATGAGAGCTTCAAGCAAGCGCGCGACATCATTGTTGCGCTTGAAGAGTGTACGGGCCAGTAACCACTAACAGGAGAAGAGAGATGAAAGAGTTAAACAAGATGCACGCTGGCTGGGCTACAGAGCTAAATCCTGAGACAGGCAAATGGGATGGATACGCTTATTACGAAAAGATTGCTGATGGCGCTGAGAGCGAAAATAGCGCTATGGAGAAGTTGTTGGATTATTTGGTAGATGGGCCGCGTGGTTGAGTGACACCGTAAAGCCGCCTACTCAGACGGCTTTGAGGTGCTACGCACCAACGCTGTGAAGTTTCAAATGATAGAGACAGAACAGGATGCGATTTGGCCGCTTAGTGCGGCCTTCTTTTTGCCCAGAATTCAGGAGATGGAAATGACTGAGACTACCGATTTAGCAGTGCTGGAGATTAAACCTGAACAGGCTCCGGCACTGTATGTACCTAACGGCCTTGACGCTTACCTTGAGCAGATTCGACAGCTTGCCGCTGAAGTTCCTGACGTCAGCACTAAGAAAGGTCGCGACCGCATCGGTTCACTGGCTCGAATGGTTGGTTCAAGCAAGAAAGCCATTGAAGAGCCTGGACGCACATACCTGAAGCATCTTAAGGAGGCGGTTAAGCCTGCCGAAGAAGAGCTTCGCCGGTTCACACGCGAGTGCGACACAATTCGCGACCAGATTCTTGCCCCTCGAAACGAGTGGGACATTGAACAGGAACGCATCGCCGCAGAGAAAGCTGCTGAAGATGAGCGCCTGCGCATTGAAGCCGAGCAGAAAGCTGCTGAAGAAGCACTGAAAAAGCAGATTGAGTCCGATCACGAAATGGCGATGCTCATGGATGAAAAAATTAACCGTGAGCGTGCTGAAGAGGCCGCTGAGAAAGAGCGCCAGCGGGCAGCACACGAAGAAGAGATTCGTCGCCAGGCTGCCGAACAGGCTCGAATTGAAGCAGAGCAGGCAGCACAGCGTGAGCGTGAAGCAGCGGCTAAACGTGAGGCAGATTTGCAGGCAGCCAAGGAAAAGGCAGAGGCCGACGCTAAGGCCGCTCAGGAGCGCTCAGAGCGTGAAGCCAGAGCGGCGCAGGAACGAGCTGAGCGACAAGCACAAGAAGCGCGTGAGAGGGCTGAGTGTGAGAAACAGGCCGCTATCGAAGCTGAGCAGCGAAAGGCCCGTGACGCCGAAGCCGCTCGCCTGGCTGAAGAGAAACGAATTGCTGATGAAGCTGCCGCCCGTGCTGCTGATGTTGCTCACCGCAAAGCAGTAAATAACAAAGCACTGGCAGACTTAGTCGCTGTCGGGCTGACCGAAGAGCTGGCGCGCACCGTAATCACGGCGATCGCCAAAGGCGAAGTTACTGCCATTCGCATTACCTATTAATCCATAACCGACACCAAGGAACCCACGATGAACTATGCCATCGCGGGCGGCGCCATCGTGGGCGCTGCTCAGCTAGACGAATCACTGCTCGACACCATCACCCGCCGCCTTCGAGCGAGCTTACGCAGCCTTATCGACACGCTTAACCAGAAAGGAAATCCGCAATGAGCAATGCCATTGACAGGTACATGCATGCCGACATTTCCGCTGAATGCGTCAAGTCGCTGCTTAATTACGACCGACAGTCAGGCGTTTTCACCTGGAAGTCAGGAAGAAAGCCCGGAACAACTGGAAAGGTGGCGGGCAGCGCTCACCACAGTGGTTATCAAATAATTGGCATTTACGGCACCTATTACATGGCGCACCGCCTTGCCTGGCTAATCGAGCATGGAGAGTGGCCAGTAGCCCTTATTGACCATGTAAACGGGAATAGGTCCGACAACAGGATTGTCAACCTGCGCAGCGCTGATTTCAGTCAGAACCGAAGAAACTCGAAGATGAATAGCAATAACAAGACCGGAATTAAAGGCGTCAGCTGGAATTCGGGCATGAGCAAATGGCACGCAAGGATTAGGTGCCAAGGTAGTTACAAGCATCTTGGTTTTTACACTGACATAGAGCTGGCTGAGTTAGTTATCAATGAGGCGAGAGCGAAGTTCCACGGCGAGTTTGCAAATCTTGGGCACAAAGATGGGGGGAGCAATCAATGGTGATTATACCAGTAAACGGAACCATTCTGGTTCAGCAGGGCTGCAGCCACTTCAACAAGCTCTACGAGGAGGCGTTCCCCGATACGCAGGATGGCATGCACAAAGCCTATGAGTGGGCGTCTGAGATTGCCCTGGGCTGGCACAAATGTCAGGACGAAGACTGGAACAAGAGGTTCAACAACCATGCAGCATGATGAAGATGAATTTGTCGCACTGATGCGCGGCATGCTTGGCGATTTAGCTGAGCCAATGACTTATGAGCAGGCTGCAATGGATGCGGCGGCTGATTACCGTACGGAGCAGCAGGCAGAGCGAATGGGGGTTGGCTATGAGTAAGGAGTTCTACGCCAGGCTGGCAGAGATACAGCGCACCCTGAACGCGCCCAAGGGCCAGTACAACAGCTTTGGCAAGTATCACTACCGAAGCTGCGAAGACATCCTTGAGGGTGTGAAGCCGCTACTTAATGGCCTGTTCCTGTCCATCTCGGACGAAATCGTTTTGATTGGCGATCGCTATTACGTCAAAGCTACGGCGACGATAACCGATGGCGAGACCACTCACAGCGCCTCCGCAATGGCCCGTGAAGCCGTCGACAAGAAAGGCATGGATGATGCTCAGATTACTGGCGCTACCAGCTCCTACGCCCGCAAATACTGCCTGAATGGTCTGTTCGGCATTGATGATTCAAAGGATGCTGACACGGACGAGCACAAGAACCAGCAGAGTGCAGCTAGGCCGCAGTCAGCAAGCCATAGGGTGCCAGCGACGCCTTCACAGGCTAAGCGCACGCCAGAGCAGTTACTGGCTGCATTCACTGAGTACGCAATGAAGTCAACTCTTGCTGACCTTGAAAAAGCATGGGCATCAGCAGATCGCAATCTCACGGGAACAGAGCAGCATGGCAAAGCTCTTTCCGTCTACTTAGACCGCAAATCCGAACTTGAAGGAGTGCCCGCATAATGGCGAGTCGTGGTGTGAATAAAATGATTTTACTTGGAAACCTCGGGAAGGATCCGGAGGTTCGCTATCAGCCATCAGGCGGCGCGGTAGCCAACCTGACCGTGGCTACTTCGGAGCAGTGGCGTGACAAGTCCACAGGTGAGAACAAGGAGATAACTGAGTGGCATCGCGTGGTCATCTTCGGAAAATTGGCAGAAGTGGCTGGTGAGTATCTGCGAAAGGGCTCACAGGTATATATCGAAGGTCAGTTGCGTACCCGCAAGTGGCAGGCACAGGACGGCACAGAAAAGTACACCACAGAAATTGTGGTAAACGTTGGCGGAACTCTGCAGATGTTGGGTGGCAAGCAGGAAGTTGGTCAGGGAAACCGACCACAGCAAAATCAGCAGCAGCGTCCGCAGCAGCAGGCTGGGCAATCTACTCCACCGGCAAACAATGAGCCACCGATGGATTTTGACGACGACATTCCATTCTGATTTAACCCACCAATAAGGCACCGACCATGAACCTCACCGAACCTTCGGCGGACTCTGCGCACCCTGATGAAACGGAATCACAGCGATTGCACCGGCTGGCTATGGAAAGCGCTCAGAGAATAGCTGAGGCGAAATATGGCGGTCGGTGCCGGATTGAATCACGTACGAAGGAATCACTGGAAGCACGGCGCAGGGAGCGCGCCACCCGGGAATATGCACGACAGGCAGCCTTCTATCCACAGCTGCCACGCATCGTAATGACGAAGCCTGATGTTGTCTGGAATGACTACGAAACAGAGCTGCGCGGCCGGTTTGGTGCCGTGGTGCAGGACTAACTATTTTCGCCGCGGCATTGAGCCTGACAGCGGCATAAGGGGTAAGAGAATGGAACATAGCGACATCGAGCATATGGCTCAAGGCTACCCGCCGTCACATATCGGCAAGGATTGTGAAGAGGTGATTACTTGGCTGGCAACTCAATTGCTAGCTACTCAGGAGCAGCGTGACGCGATGGCGGCGCTGGCTGCTGAGCGTCGCCAGTTTATTGTGAATGGCGTCGAGATGGGAGATATCCTGCTCCCTGTTATCGATGGCGACCCGGCAATTGGTATCCATGAGCGATGCCTGCTTAAGCCAAAATTTGCATACGACGCCTACCTCAACTCTGTGCGGGCCGAGGGTATTCATTTTGCAGCTAACCGCATGCTGGCAGCATGGGAAAGCGGCTTTATTGATGACACCCCGGCGCACGTTCACGACATTTCAGGTGCGGTATTGTCAGCGCTGGAGTTCTTGCCAAGCGCCTCTCCTGAAGAATTTAAACGGGACTATGCCGATGAAGTTCGCTCAGCAATCGCCAACCAGCTCCGCGCCGGTAAGGATGGTGAGTGATGGAAAATCTGAATGAGTTAGTTGAGCTCGCCAAAAATGCCACTCAGGGCGAATGGACAACCGACATTCGCGGCAGCGTAATTGCCGCAGATGACCAGGCTAATAACGGATTTGTAATTTGCGCTGCATCTGGTTGCGACAAGTCCAATAACGTTGAATTCATCGCAGCAGCCAATCCTAAAACCATCCTCGCCATTGCCAAAGCATACCGGGCGCTGGAGCAGCGCGCAGAAGCAGCAGAGGCGAAGCTGGCAGGGCTGGCGAAGCAGCGTAATCCTGATTACTTCCTTAATCGCATCGAGTCATCTGATAAGTGGGGGCCCGGTGTTGAGCTAAGAATTTATGAAAGCCAACTTGACGCCTCAAAGTCACAGGATGACCACGGTGGGGGAATCATTGAGCTATTCACCCGCCCCGCGCGCGCCGCTGACCTGGCCGAGCTGGTGCCGGATGAATTGACGCGCGAAGCTTGGAGGCAGCTTTTCATCAATGAAGACTACCAAGACACATTCCGTTGTGGATTCAGTGCCTGCCGCGCCGCCATCCTGCGCAACATTGAGGAGGTGAAAAAATGATTAGTGATGAGAGGCTGATGAAGCTTTCAGAAATTGAGACATGCGTAGGGACTACCGGTGAAATGATGTCTATTGCAAGGGAGCTGCTGGCGTTGCGTAAGGCTGCGCCTTGCCAGCACCAATGGGACACTCTGAAACTGGTTGAATGCGGCGGTAGCTATCAGTATTGCAAGCTATGCGGCATTAAGAAGGTCGCTGACTAAATTTCAGCAGCAGACATAGTACGAAACGAATCAGCCGCGAAAGCGGTTTTTTATTGCCTATAGGAAACCGAAATGACACATCCAGACCCTATTGATGAAGCAGCAGAACGCGAGCAGCAGATGATTGAGATTGCCCTAGCGAACCGAAATCGTCCGGAGATGCAGTTTACCGGCGCCTGCTATAACTGCGAGGAGTCAGTAGATAAAGGCTTCTTCTGCTGTAGCGAATGCAGGGAAGACTATGAGCGCATTGAGCGCGCTAAGCAGCATCGCAAGGTGGCATGCCAATGAGCAGAAAGCATCTGGATTTATCGCAGGAGTTATTGAAGTGTTATTTAATTTACGACCCTGATACAGGCGTTTTTACCAGAAAGGTCTCAATTAATAACAACTGCAGAAGAGGTGACGTGGCAGGGACTATATCGCGCGGATATGTAACAATAGCCATTGAAGGTGTCCGTTATCGTGCTCATAGACTTGCCTGGTTGTATATGCATGGGGAGCTACCTAATAGCGAAATAGACCACGTAAACAGGAATAGGCAAGACAACAGGATATCAAACCTAAGGCTATGCACTGGGAATGAAAATGCAGTAAATCGCTCAATGCGCTCAGATAACTCTTCTGGGTATAGAGGTGTTTCATTCTACAAGGCGCTGGGTAAGTGGAGTGCCAGTGCGCGAATAAACAAACAGACTTATCATATTGGATATTACTCAACCCCTTTGGAAGCGAGCAAGGCTTATCACAACTTTATAAAAGAGAAACATGGCGAGTTCTATGTAAGCCTTGAAGAGGAACAAAATACTTTGAGGCGCATGGATGAAAGCAATGAGCGTTGAAACTCAAAACATTATGCGCTCAGTAGCGCGTAAGTGCAGGATCGAAATCATCAGCGCCATCGACGGCAGGCCCAAGAAAGAACACGACCGCATCATAACGACACTTCTCGACAAACACGCCAAATCAATCACCGCCCTGCCGCCAGATACCTTTCCAGCAAAGCGCTGGTTAGCGTTCTATGTGCGTCAGGTAGATAAGGAGTTAAGGCAATGAGCAAGATATATGCTAACTGGAGCATCACTCTCAACACTGAATGTCCCAAATGCGAAGAATGTTTCGACTTAATCGAGCAAGATGATGATTTTTGGGTCGATGCTCTTTATAAGGCTTGCGAGCATGACACAAGAAATACACGCGACGTAGATGTTGAATGCCCCGCCTGCGGACATAAATTTAAAGTCGATTTCTGCTACTAAACCCCCACCCACCCTATTCACTATCGCGCTCAAATAGGTGAGATCAAATCAGCCTGTTTCAGCACCTTTTTATAAATCATCTAGCTGATATATATAGATTATATCGGTTGATCAAAGTCGCGCTCTGCGTGAGGAGTTGTTATGTCTGATGATCCACTTTATGCCTGGCTAAAAAGCGGAGATTACATGCCGCCTGAGTTTCGCGATTTTCATGATCAGAAAGACCTTTTCAAAGCGATGCACAATACAATCCAGAACGCTAACGACAATGGGAATGCTCGGGATGGTCACATTTATGTTGTCGACACCTTTCTTTGGTACATGGCCCGATGCGGATACACATTGCAGAAGTGCAGGAAAAGCCTTCCCTTTAAAGAATTCGATGAAGACCTATCTCGATACCGCTCCGACCTGGCTGCAAGTATGAACTCAATTATGCCGCCATCATGAACACCATCTGTGACATCACCCCCCGGCGAGTTCACTCTGTGGCTCGTCGTTTTTATTTGCATCGTGCTGGTCTGGAACTGGCCGTATAAGGAGTAGATATGGAGTTACGCGACGATTCCCTTGTTGACATGAAATTCATGGTGAGTGATTCTGGATTCACCGATCGGTACTTCTACAAGCAAATCCAGAAAGGCAATCTGCCACCGCCGAAAAAATACGGCCGGTCATCCCGCTGGGAATACAAAGATTACAAATGCTGGAAACAGTCCTGCGGTCAGCCGATGAAGTCCGCCGCGTGA